ATTGGCTTTGGTATTCGTTCAGCAGACGATAAATCTACTGGTGTCATGCCTCACCTCAAAATCTATGACGCCAGTTCTTTGGCATACAGGCAAGGTCGCACTCGCAGGGGCAGTTATGCTGCTTACCTCAATATCTCTCATCCAGATATTATCTCTTTCTTAGAGATGCGGAAGCCGACAGGCGATCCAAATGTTCGTTGTTTAAATCTACATCACGGTATTAATATCACCGATGACTTCATGCACATCATTGAAACTTGTATGTTGGATCCTGAAGCAAAAGATGATTGGGAATTGAAAGATCCACATTCAGGTGAAGTAAGAGAAGTTGTATCTGCAAAAGAACTTTGGCAGAAAATTCTAGAGCTTCGCATGATGACAGGTGAACCATACATTCATTATATTGATACGAGTAATCGTGAGATGCCACAATTTCTCAAAGACAAAGGTTTGAAGATTCATCAATCTAATCTTTGCTCTGAAATTATTTTACCCACAAATGAAGAGCGAACAGCTGTATGTTGTTTATCTTCTTTAAATTTGGAGAACTATGATGAATGGAAATCTGAACCATTATTTCTTAAAGACGTTGCCGAAATGCTTGATAATGTCCTCAATTACTTCATCGCTAATGCTCCTGATGCTATTGCTCGTGCAAAGTATAGTGCCGAAAGAGAACGTTCTATTGGTATCGGTGCTCTTGGGTTCCATGCTTATCTACAGCGCAATGGTATTGCTTTTGAAGGAGTAATGGCCAAAGTTACAAATAACAAAATATTTAAACATATTAGAGAAGGATTAAATAATGCAAATCTTGAATTGGGTGCAGAACGTGGCTCTCCTCCTGATTGTGTTGGCACCGGTCTACGGTTCTCTCATGTTATGGCTATTGCCCCAAATGCTTCTAGCTCCATTATTATGGGCAACACCAGTCCTAGTATTGAGCCATATCGTGCTAATGCTTACAGACAGGACACCTTATCAGGAGCATATCTAAACAAGAATCGTTGGTTAAATGAATTGATTATTAAACTATCGCACGATAAACCAGAAAATTGGTATAATGATGTTTGGTCATCAATCATTGCTAACGATGGTTCAGTTCAACATTTAGAATGGATGTCTGACCATGATAAAGATGTATTCAAAACATCCATGGAAATTGACCAACGGTGGGTGATTGAATTGGCTTCTGATAGACAACAATATATCGACCAAGCACAATCACTCAATTTGTTCTTTAGACCAGATGTTAATTTAAAGTATCTTCATGCTTGTCATTTTCTTGCATGGAAAAAAGGATTGAAAACTTTATACTATTGTCGTTCTGAGAAAATTGGTAAAGCAGACAAAGTTGCCAAAAAGATTGAAAGAGAAGTGATTAAAGAATTAGATATGAGCGCTATTGCTCAAGGCAACGAATGTTTAGCTTGCGAAGGTTAATTTTAAAGGAAAACAATAATGACAAAAAAAGTAGAATCAAATCTATCGGAAGAGCGCAACTATTTCAAACCTTTCAACTATCCTTGGGCTTATGAAGCTTGGTTGAAACATGAGCAATCCCATTGGTTACACACCGAAGTTCCTATGTCCGAAGATGTGAAAGATTGGAAGAAGAAATTATCCAAAGAAGAAAAAACATTTCTAACACAAATCTTCCGTTTCTTTACACAAGGTGATATTGATGTGGCTGGTGGTTATGTTAAGAACTATCTGCCATACTTTCCACAACCTGAAGTTCGTATGATGCTGACAGGATTCGCTGCCAGAGAGGCGTTACATATTGCAGCCTACTCACACCTGATTGAAACACTAGGCCTACCCGAAACCACTTACAATGAGTTCCTAGAGTATGAGGCAATGAGAGAGAAACACGACTATGTTATGGAAATCTCCAATAAGAATACCACTAGAGAGAATACTGCAACACATATTGCCGTGTTCTCAGCCTTTACCGAAGGTATGCAACTATTCAGTTCATTTATTATGTTATTGAACTTTGCTCGTCACGGTAAAATGAAAGGCATGGGTCAGATTATCACATGGTCTATTGTTGATGAAACTCAACACGCAGAGTCCATGGTTAAATTGTTTAGAACATACATAGAAGAAAATCGTGAGATTTGGAATGATGAACTCAAAGGAAGAATTTATACGATTGCAGAAAGAATGGTTCAACTAGAAGATAAGTTTATTGACCTTGCATTTGGTGTAAATGAAATGGAAGGTTTATCTTCAGAAGATGTTAAGAAGTATATTCGTTATATTGCAGACCGCCGCCTAATTTCTTTGGGACTTAAAGGTGTGTTTAAAGTGAAAAAGAATCCTCTACCATGGGTAGAAGAAATGATTAACGCACCAACACATACTAATTTCTTTGAAAATCGTGCTACTGATTATGCAAAAGGAGCTTTATCAGGAAATTGGGGTGATGTGTGGGCTCATTAAGGAATTTAAATGACAGACAAATCATTATCAGGTGAATGCCTAAGTTGTGAATCAACATATTCAGTATCATATATGGAAGAAATGGTCTCACAAGAATTACCAGAACATTGCCCATTCTGTGGCGAAATCATTGAAGAATTATCCGAGGACTATATAGAGGATGACGAAGATGATTTGGACACTAAGGAATGGGACTAAACTGGCAATATGATGGTAAAGATTTTACGGAAGACTTGATTGGTAATAATTACGGGTTCGTGTATCAGATAACTAATCTGACGAATGGGAAGAAATACATAGGCAAGAAATTATTTTATTCTGCCAAAACCAAACAAGTCAAAGGTAAGAAGAAAAAGTATAAAGCCAGTTCAGATTGGCAAACTTACTATGGAAGTAGTGACATCTTGAAGCAAGATGTGTTACAATACGGACACGACAACTTTGTCCGTGAAATAATTCACTTATGCCACTCTAAAGGAATGTGTTCTTACTTGGAAGCAAAAGAACAATTTACCAAAGGTGTATTGGAGAGTGATGAATATTATAACACATGGATAATGGTAAGAGTTAGAAAAGCTCACATTAAGGAAAAAGATGCTAGATTACCTACAACCACTAAAAGAGAGAAATCTTGACTTTTTTACATTTCTATCAGGAGATGAAGAAGGCCGAGTTGATATTATGAGTTCTGAATATGCAAATCCAGGAGAAAAAGTTGGTGGTACTTCTCTTGGTGATTTATATCATATTGTATTGTTCCGTGAAAGCAAAGAAAATCCAGAAGAATATGATGAGTTTGATGACTTTGAAGCCATCCTTGCTTGCCCATTAGAATATGTTTCAGGATTAATACCAGGTGGTTTTTATGGTATAATTGCCAGAAAGACTACCACATCACATAAACTGTTAAAGAAACTGCTTGACATGGTAAAGAAAAAGTGATATAATATAATTTTGAAACTGTGAAAGTTTGTTATGATTCTCGTTGACTTAAATCAAGTATTACTATCTGGCCTTATGGCTCAGATTTCAAACCAAAAAGGTGTCAAACTAGATGAAAGTCTGGTACGGCACATGATTCTTAATATTCTCCGTATGCACATCCGCAACTTCCGAAAAGATTATGGTGATGTGGTATTGTGTTGTGATAACCGTAAATATTGGCGTAAAGAATATTTTCCATTCTATAAAGCTGGTCGTAAAAAGACCAGAGAAAAATCTGATTTAGACTGGCATTTAATTTTTGATATGTTAGCCAAATTTAAATCAGAATTGCGTGAAAACTTTCCATACAAAGTGATTGATGTTGAAGGTGCTGAAGCTGATGATATTATTGGCACACTCGTACCAATCTATGCACCACACCAGAAGATTTTGATTCTATCAAGCGATGGTGACTTTTTACAATTACAAAATTATGGCAGTAATGTAAAACAATACAATCCAGCACAGAAGAAGTTTGTTAAATCTGAGAAACCGATTGAAGAATTAAAAGAGAAGATTATTCGTGGTGATAAAGGTGATGGCATTCCAAATATGTTCTCACCATCCGATTGTTTTGTCCGTGACCTTAGACAGAAACCAATAACTAAGGGAGTATTGGATAAGTATCTGAAAGAGGATGTGGCCAACTACAATGAAACTGATAAAGCCAACTATGCTAGAAATGCCACATTGATTGACCTAACTTTTATTCCAAAAGAGATAAAAGAAAAAATCATAAATACCTATGATGAAACAAAACCGGCATCTCGCCAAAAACTATTAAATTATTTTATTGAAAACAAACTGAAAAATTTAATGGATGTTATTGAGGAATTTTAATGAAAAATATCTATGAAGTGTTTGACGAATTTGAAGCTGCAACAAATAAAAAAGAAAGAATGGCAGTAATTGAAAAGAATCTATCAAAAACATTGGTAGAAGTCTTAGAATTTACTTTTCATCCAGGTCATAAATGGAAAATAAAAGAAATGCCAGAAAACTACAAAATTCCTGACACAAAACCAGGAATTTCTGTTGCTCAACTATCTACGGAAATTCGTAGAATCTATCTGTTTCAGGAAGGACATCCTGAAGCTGAAAAACTCTCTCCAAGAAAACAAAACGAACTATTGATTCTATTCTTAGAATCTTTAGAACCTCGTGAAGCTGAAGTTGTGATGGGTATCTTTCAAAAAGACCAAGGCGTGAAAGGATTGACATATAATTTTGTTAAAGAGGCATTTCCAAAACTTTTACCCTAAATGCACGATAAAGAACGAATCATTGTAGTTACCGGTGAGTTTGATCCTTTAGAATCCAATGAATTACACTTCCTACAAAGATGTAAGAGGAAAGGTGACTGGTTAGTGGTTGGAGTTCATTCAGATTGGTGGATGGTATATGCTCGTGGTGGATTCACCCACAATTATCATACACGGCGTGAGATTATTCAAAATGTAAGATGTGTTGATGAAGTATTCACTTTCAATGATTCGGATGGCACAGTCTGCCAGCTTCTTAAAATTGTAAAAATTTGTTATCCACATTCCAACATAACCTATGTGTCGGATATGGATATGCACAATATGCCAGAAACAAAAATAAGAGGCATAACATTTGAAACCTTGAAATAGGAGATAGTAGTGACAAAGTGTATAGGTAAGTTTCGCAAAAATAAAGATTACTCAGATGATTATGATTATGCGAAGAATTTCTTACATAGTAAAAAGCGTAGAGGCGAACACGCTGAAGTAAAGAAGTTAAAAAATCACGAATACGAAGATTCAATTGATTTGTTTGATGAAAAAGATTGGCCAATGCGATTATAATTTCATAATATAAGAAAAATCATTATTTCCACTTATATTTGATTTTTTTCGGATAAGTATCGGTGTCTGCTTTTAAAATAAAGCTTTGGATCCATATAATCTGGTAGGTGTGTCATAAAAACAACACTTACTCTTGACATTTTCTCTAAACTGTAGTATCATAGTAGTTTCCTGCTCGGAGATTACATTATGATTATACACGGTTACATTCCTAAGTCTAAAAGACGCAAAGTTCCAAAATTGGTGAGATTATGCCACGAAGAATGGCAAAATCGAATTTTGGCAATATCTCCAAAAACTAATTATACCAATACCACGAGTATTTCCAAATCTATCCCTATTCCTAGAATTCCAGCTGGCAGGGAAACTCCCCTATACGCATCCATCGATACAGGTTTTATACCTTGTACCAAAAAATCCCAAAATTCATATACAGGTGAAAAAATGAAAGGTGTGGCTACAATGCACAAGTCAAATGCCGTTCCT